CGGGTGTGCCTGGTCTGCCAGTTCGCCTGCCACCCGTTGTAGGCCGCGTGTCGTCCCCCGCTCCATGATCCCGCCCACTACCGACCCGCCGGGAGTGGCTGATGTCAGTTGCTGTGCGCCTTTAACAAACTTGTTGCCTGTAGCCGCCCCTGCCGGCACCGGGATACCGCGCTGTTGCGCGAACTCGATCGCCGCCTGCTCTGCGGGATTCAGGTTCTGTAGCTTCGGTAGCAACGGCACACCGCGAATCTTTGCTATCGCCGCCGGGGCCACGATGTTCGTCCCGATACCGAGCGTTTCCCCCACCCCTTCCGCGGTCTTGCCTTCCTCGAATTTCCGGGATGCGGCTTCCATCTCGGGACCGAGAACGGGAATCAGGTAGTGCAGCGACTGCCGCAAGCCCTTCGCATAATCGCCCTTCTCGAAGGATTCCTTCGCCTGCATGGCGAGTTGTCCCTGCGCATCCAGCATTGCTTTCCCCGCGGCCACCGGATGATTTACCGCTTCGGATAAGCCCTGTATCTGCGCTACCGGGTTTACCTTGTCCCACCAGGAACCTAACGAGGTCATCGCGGAGTCTACAAGTCCATCATGTTTACCGGGAGCGGCGGCATCTTGTTGCGGCTGAGGCGCTGCTTGATAGCTCTTCAAGGCTCTAGCGATATCCACGTCTGTGAAGTCATCGGGAAACTCGTGAACTTCGCCTTCATACTCGATTTGCTTGGGCATCAGTTTAACCTCACAGGATTGCCGTTCGCATCCTTACCCCAGCGGACCGGCGCCTTTCCGCTCCTGCTTCCTTGAGGTGTAAGGGGGGAAGGCTTTCCACCGCTCAGCAACGGAGACGGAATAGTGCCTGGGGCCGCAGCAGGCGCCGGTTCTCCTGGCGTAAGCGTAGCCGGGTCTACTCCTGCCTGCCGCAACAGTTCGTCTGGGTCTACATAAGCACGCCCGGAACCACGGATCAGACTCTGCTGCACGATCAGCCGGTTCCGGCGTTTTTTTTCAAGCACTGCCGGTGAATCGCCCGGTTGCGGAATGTATTGTGCCCGGGCGCTCGTAAACTCAGGGGGAGAAATAGCTGCGCCCGACTCCCGGCGTAAAACGGAGTTGATGAAGTTGCGCTCGTTCTGGGCGAAGACCTGCCCCGCTTCGGTGTTCAGGAAGTTGGGCGTGAGCTTGTTCCAGACCATCTCTTTGCCGCCCATGGTCAGAGTCTCAAAGCCCTGATTCGCCTGCTTCACCCGCGCCGCATAGCCCGCCAGCAGTTCCTCGCCTTGCGTTGGCGGCTTGCCCTCCTGCAGCGCTTTCGATTTCGCGGTGGCGAGCTCGAGCGCCTGGGCGAACTCCGCAGGGTTCAGGAGCCGGTCCTGCTGAGTGGCGACCTTGGATGCGATCATCCCCTGCTTGGCAGCAAGGCCCACCCGCTTCTCTTCCTCGGTCCGATTCGGCTGTGCCAGCCACCAGTTCAGCTTGTCCAGGGTATCCGGGACCGTTCGCTGCTCCTGGGCCAGGATCTCAGTGGGAGTCTGCCCCAACGTTAAAGCTTTGTAGCGGTTCTTCTGGTTGAACTCTGCCGGCACCAGCGGACGTACGTCTTCGGGCAGCGTGTTGCGGGCCTTGTCCCACTCCTCCTGGCTGGTGGCCCCGAACATTTGCACCGCTGCTTTTTTGCGGGTGGCCAGGTCCGCTTCGAGCAGTTTCTTCTGCTCTTCTGCCGGCCGGGTGATGGCTTCCGACGCTGCCTTCTTCTGGGCTTCCGCCAGAGTGAGGGCCTTCGTTTGGTACTCGTTGAACTTATCCGCCCCCAACAGACGTGTCGCCATCCGGTCGTGCAGCGGCACTGTCAGCCCAGTGCGTGCGAGCTCCTCATGCTCGTCATCGGTGAGCACTTTGAGTTTTTTATAGCGCTCCCAGTTTTGCATCACATACGTGAGCCGCTCCTGGGGGTCTGCGATCTGCATCCCGGCATCGATATCGTGCAGCGCCAGTTGCTGCTGGTGCTCGAGTCTGGCCTGAGCCGCGGCCTCGGACTTGAGCCGGGCTTCTCGCGAAGTATCAATGCTCTGGCTTAGGGCGAGCGCTTTCGGGGCATCGATACCTACTAGCGTCTTGAGCGTTGTAGGGTGGATCTGGCCGGTCTCGGGATCTACCAGGGGGTTGCTGCCGAGCGCTGCCTGCCAGTCCTCCTGCCGCTGCCACTCCTTCTGTTTGTGCCCGAACTCGGCCTGTTGCATCAGCGCTTGCTGGGTCTGCAGTTTACGCTGCAGCTCGGCGTGCTTCAGGGCCTCGTAGCGTGCCCGGTCCCCGGTGAAATCCGGGTACTCCGGCAGCTTTAAGTTGGAGAAGATATTTCCGCCCATTACGCCGGCCTCCTCCAGGTTCCAGTGGCGTAGTCATAGGTGCCGCCTTGCCTTCCGCCACCTCCAAAAACGCTACCAAAGCCACCGCCCCAGCCGCCCTGGCTTTGTCCGTACTCTCCCAACATACTGCCGAGAGAGGTTCCAAGTCCCTGCCACATACCCGCTCCCACTCCCGCGTTGGCGAGGATCGACTGCGCGGTAGCTTCGTCTCCCGATAGCCGTAACTGTCGCGCCAGGTCCCCGTATTTCATACCGATATCGGCCTGCCGGTTTGCAGAGTCGACGCCATAGTTGCCTTCCTGCAACGCAGCGTTGTTGCGCCAGTTGCCGCCGACATTAGCCGCCTGTATCCCGGCATTGCCACCATATACGGCCGAGTTGTACAGGTTCTGTCCCGAAGCCTGCGCCGCGGTGGAACCGAAGCCGGCCAGCCCGGAGAGCGTGCCCACGCGTTGCTGGCGAGCCCCCTGGTTCGCCCCGAACGTGGATAATGCACGGTTGTACGCGCTCTGGTATTCCTGGCTCGCCGCATCCTGCCCGTACCGGGTGAGGGCTTTCATGGTGCCGCCGGTCTGTCCGATCCCTCTCGCGGCCGCACTACGCTCGATCGCCTTCTGCCCCTCGTTCATCCGGAACTGATAGCTCGGGTCATCCTGGGAGAACTGGAAGTTAAACTTCTCCTCCGGCGCCGCGGCTAACTGGCTCAGCGTCTGAAACGCCTGCTGCCCGCCCTGCACATAGGGGTTAAGGTACTCGTTGGCGCTGGTGGCTGCGTTCCGTACGCCTTCGGCACCCCCGCGTGCCAGCGCTCCAAGGTCGTCCGCGCTGCGGTTGGCCACCGTGCTGTAGCCCTGCCCTGCGTTGCTGTAAGCCTCGGCAATTCCCGGGTTGATCGTCTCCGGCATCTGCAAGGCATTAGCCGCTTCGCGCTGCCGCGACTGATAGAGCTCGGTGCCTGCCCGCTTGATGCCTCCGCTCAGTGCGCGGCTACCGAGAAACGCCCCCCCTGCCTTGAGTAGTCCCGAACCTGCCATCAACCATGCGCCCATAGAAATCTCCTTTTTCTTTTCGCTTACACGCCCAGCCAGACAGCGCTGATCGTGGTGTGGTCGGCGCCCACCGTGCTGCCCCCTGGCCCACCGGTCTTATACGCCGAGAGAAACACCGTAGCGCCTGCGGACGACGTGTACAGCCACTGCTGCCCGATCGTGGTCGCCACCGTGGTCGCTGTCGCCGCTACAGTCAGAGCCGCCACACCCACAGCGCTCCCGCTGAACCCGCCCACCAAAGTTTGCCCCTGATCCGCGGACTGGAAATTAAAGTAGTAAACAGCCGAGATCAGATACTTCCCGGCGTTCGGCAGGACGAGTGAGGTGCCGGCAACGGTCTGCGGGGTTGTCGTCAGTCCGAGGGCTGCATTGGCGCGGGCAAACAGGACGGTAGCGGTTGCCGGCGTGACCTCGACCCAGGCGGTCTGCGACCAGATAAAGTGCCGGGCCGGGAAATCGCTGGTGCGGAACTCGAATCCGCCCTCATGGATACCTAGATCCGCTGGGCGCTCATCCGGGACCATCGTCCCGAACATGGTTCCCGACACGTACCACCAGATGCCGGCCTGGAGCTGGTAGAGCACGTTGCTGCGGTCGATCTCGCACCAGAACGCGCCATCTCCCAACGCATCTACCGGTGCTGCCAGACGCTCCGCATGTGTGCCATAGAGGGTCACCGGGTAAGCGGTGATATCTATCCAGTCGGTCCCGTCCCAGAAGAAGGACTGCCCGGTATCGGTGGCGTCGAATTGGAACCTGGCATCGTACGGGCCTAAGTCCGTGGGCATCGAAGCCAGCGGGGCTTCCATCGTCCCGAGGACGTACACCCACTGCGGGGCTACCGAAGGCGGCACCGTGGCCGGTATGACCGGGACGATTCGCACCTGATACAGCACCGTGCGGTCCGACTCCCAGAACCAGGTGCCGGGGCGGAAGTTCGCAGGATCGTAGGGGCCGTCCGGATCGACTCTTTCAGCGTGGGTCCCGGTAACAAAGGTGCGGGTGCCGATATTCAGGACCCACTGAAAGAGAGAAACCCACGGCACGGTCAATAAGCGCCGTTCGTCAACCACCTCGTTCTGCAGCGGCAGCGGGATCGGCAGCGGAGATATCTGTTGCGTGGACGCTGCGAACCGTTCGGGCCGGGTCATCCCCCCGAAACGCCGCATTAACGCGCCACCGTTGCTGCAGCTTGCGGGGGATCGGCCAGGTGCAAGTAGCCTTCAATGATTCCCTGGGCTCCCGATAGCGAGTCAAGCAGGTATAGTTCGTACATCCGATCCCGTGCTCTGCCTAATCTGCGGTACTTGATCTCGTGCTTAAACGGAGCGACGGTTCGTTCCTGCGACCACGTTGTGCCGTCGTCCCCGAGATATCGCATCGTCACCGCACTAGATCCGCTAGTCAGCAACCTCAGGTAATGGTGGAACAGCCACTGCTGATCCGCTTGCGTATAAGGCGCGGCCCGATACCGGCGGATGCGGTTGCCATCGTCACCGTACAGATGCACGCCTTGCTCGTAGATCCGGGTGTGGTCGCCATCGGGAAACGGTGCCTCGGAAGTCCGTGCCACCAGGTGTTTGTTGAAGCAGAACGCATGGAATCCCCCGCCTCTCCACTGCTCCCAGTGGTCCGAGTTCCAGCGTGCCCGTTCGTGCCACATGTTGGTCGTGAGGTTGTACACCAAACACGCCTTCGCTCGCGGAAAGCTCAGCACATAGAACGTATGGCCGTTCTCGGTATATCCCGAGCCGGTGATGGTTTGATCGGTCCCCAGGTCCAGGTAGCCCTTAATCAAGAACTCGATCGCCTGGTTGCTGACCGGCACCGGCGTGTAGCCTTCGGTGCGAAACACGCGCCCGTAGCCGTACTCGTCCATCCCCAGCCAGTACAGTCTCCGGTCGATTTTCGTTACCGACCACGGGGCCATCGTGCCCTGATCGATCGTCGCCCCGTCGATCGGCGCAAACGGAAAGTCCGCGTTTCCCGAGTCGTACCACACACGGATCGAGCGCTGCCCGAACATCCAGAGGTGGCCTTCGTGTGCCTCGAGTCTGACAAGACGGTCCTTGGGTCCCTGCGACTGGGCAACATCCGCCCCATCCCATAACAAGCCATCCGTTGAGAGTTGGATGGTCTGCCCGTCCGCACGGAGAATAATGTAATAACCGTCGAGATAGACCACGCTGATCGCGCCGTCATAGGTCTTATGGCTAACCCCGCCGGTCGCATACCAGATCTGATCCCCGCTCGCGATCAGTATCTCGTTACCCCCGCCCGCAAACTGCACCGGGGTGGCTGCGCTCAGCACACCTCCGGTGATAGCCGTGGCTGCGCCGCTCGAGAAGATCTCAAACAACCCGCCCTGCGCTACCGCAAACAAGCGGTTATCCCCCGCCCACAAGCCGCGTATCGGCGGGTTGGTCAACGTTGTGAACGTCGTCAGTCCTGGGATCGGGGCTAGTTCGATCTTCGATTGCGCCGTGCCGGAGGTGTCGACGATGGGGAACCAGTTAATCGCCCTAGAGTTTGACCAAAGCGAGTCGCGGGTGATGTCCGTTCCACCGCACAACGAGAATGGCGCTATAGGCATATCAGATCACCGCAACCGTTTGCTTTTGTCCCGCGCTGGTCCAGGTTCCGAACGTGGCGGTGCCGATATTTACCCACGTAGCGCCATCGTTGGTCGCTTGCATCGTGACCGTGGTGGGCGACTGCGTGTAACTCGCGTCAGGACGCGCCTGCCACGCAATCTCGACAATCGTTACCTGCTTCCCCATCGAATTGCCCAGCCAGTTGCCGGGAGGGGCGTTGGCTGCGGCCCAGAACGTACCTGCATTGCGGTCGAATGCGGTGAACCCGTAATACGGCGGCGAGAAGTAATCGCTGTACATCCCATGCCTCTGGTCGGAAGAAGTCACATCCGCGCCGGCCACGGTTTCATGCATCTCGAGAGACGCGCAACTGGTAGCCGCACCACTCTGCGTGCCGTTCACCCGCGCTCTCCAGTTGATATAGCCCGGACCCGTGACAAGCGAAAACGAAAGCGTTGGGAGCAGCCCCAACCAGGAAACCGCGGTAAAGGTTTTAACCGTAGTCCAGGTGGAACCATTGTCGGAATACTGCACATCGAAGTCCGCCGGGGCTTGCGAGTTGCCGAGGGGTTCATTCAAAGTCAGCCGGATCGCCACCGGATTAACGGCGGAGGAAAACTGATAACGGAGCCACTCCGGGGCGCCCGCGTTAGGAATTCCGCCCGACTGCCACACTGTCGAGTGATTGTTGTCGAATGCCTTGTCAGCCGTGTTCGCGCCGGTCACGCTCGATGCAGACGCAGTGCCCCCGCTCGCGAGATCCGTTCCCGTGGTGTCGAGGTATTCGAGCTCCTGTATCGAGGTTGCGGTTCCTGCGATGAACGACTGCCGGATCAGGATACGCCAGTACACATGCGGGCCGCCTCCCGGCGGGATATGCACTGCCAGGAGCGACGGCTTCCCGCTGATATTCACGTTCCGAGATCTCCGCTCAACGCGAACGTGTTCGTCGCATACGCGAGAACCGAAGCCACCGCGTACTGGCCTGCGGTCTTCGTGAACGACTGCCGCTGGACTATGGTTGTGCCTGACGCCGTGAATGTCACCTTACCCGCCGCGAGTTGGATGATCAGGCAGCTGAAGCCCACGTTCAGCCCTGCGGGAACGGTCAGCGTAATCGCCGCGGCGTTGGTCATCGTGAGGACTTTGCCGTTGTCGCTCGCCTGCAAGGTGTAGCTCGTCCCGGTCTGCGCATTGATGGTCGGATATGCAGGCGCATCTACTCCCGCGGGTCCCGTTGCGCCCGTAGGTCCAGCGGGTCCAGCGGGTCCCGCCGCACCGGCCGGTCCAGTAGCCCCGGTCGCGCCAGCAGGTCCGGTTGCTCCCGCAGGCCCAGCGGGTCCGGGTACGGTGCTATCCGCGCCGGGAGGCCCAGCGGGTCCAGGGGGTCCCCCCGGAGTCCCCGGTATCCCTTGCGGTCCGGTAGGTCCGGGAGGCCCCGGGGGGCCGGGAATCGGGATGCAGCTAGACATAAGTGTCCGAGCAGAAATCGTAGTGACCGCCGGTGGCGATCTCTATCTCGGGAGGAGGGGCCGAGTTAAAACTCTTCACCTTAGCTTTGCTGTCCACGGCCCGCTGTTCGATCACCTGCAATAAGTTCTGCGGAATTTTCATCATGATGAGGGCCAACGGGGCGAGTTCAAATGCCAACCCCCAACGCAACGCGAGCGCATAACCCGGAGGGAACCCATACTGCAAGTCGAGATCCGCGAACCCGGAGAGCGTACCCCAACTCTGTAGCGCTAGCGACTGCCCCGCAGATGGTGGCGGGTGGATGCGTACATGAACATCCGGGTAGGCGCTGTCGATGTAGACCCCGCACTTCGAGGAGCAGTCCATCCACCCGGAACGTAACGCTAATTGCCGGCAGTCGCCGTCGGCACATCCGCACCCGCAATCGCACGCGACCAGCGCCGCGCTCATCACCCGCTGCGGACGATCTCCTGCCAGCGTTCCGCCAGGTCCCAATGTGTATGAGCCCACGCCAGCGGTCAGCGGATATACAGCGCGTTGAAGCGCAGGGATCATCAGCGATTCGGTATTCCACGAATCGACCATATCGTTCAGCAGCCCGAACGCGTCCTCGTGCCCCTCGGGGCTCGTCTGCTGGCCGGGACGCAGCACACCCAGTGCGCGGTAGGCGTCGTAGATCAGACGGCGTGCGGTGACGCTACCAATTCCGGCGCTGCCGCCACTACCGCCGTTCCAGAGGGCCTGGTTCCAGAGATTGTTTGCCATTTCAATTCGCCACGATTACCCAGCCGCGGGCGCTGCAGAACACGGCCACCTTATTCGATCCGCCGCCGCCCGCAACCACGGCCCCCACGGTGTTGTTGGTCGCGTCATCAACGCAGGCCCAGCACCCGATCGAAGATGCCGCGGACGGCAGCGCCACCGCGTGTATCGGTGTCGTCCGGACGGAATTCGCTACGGTCACCGCCTGGGCTGCGTCGATCGTCAGAGCCGGCTTGAGTACGTCGCTCCCGTTGCTGGTGCTGAATTCCAAAGCACCGGCAGCAAAGGTTCCAGCAAGGTTTGAAGCGGAAATACGAGCTACCACGTTGCTCGTAGGAGTAGTCAGCGGAAGCGGCGTACGTCGAAACAGGATATTGCTCGAACTGGCACCGCTACCCGGGGCGTTGTTGTTCAAAACAACGTTATTGGAGTTCAGCTGGGTGGAGTGAAAGATTGCTTGCTGCTCGAACGTGCCGCCGGTCTCGCTGACATACAAACCGTACTTGTGGGAACCGCTGATGTTGGCGGCGATGTTCACCCCGCCCCCCACGTTCGGTGCCCCCCCGGGATTGGCATTGCAAATCACGTACGCCCCGACCATCTCCGTGGCAAAAGTATTGCCGGCGCCGAGATTCGATACGTACCCGTACATGGTCCCGCCGGGAGCCGTCCCCAGATACGTGCCCTCGGAATTCACCCCGATCGAAACGGTATTAGGGCTATGAGAAGAGGCATCCCCATGAACCCCGATCGCGATCGTCCCGGAACCCGCGCCCGTCTCGCAATACCCCGCTATCGCGGCAATCCCGTAGGAACTCGTGATATTCGGGCAGTTCAGTTGCACTCGCAGGGCAAACGGGGTTCCAGTGGGACCGTTGAAGTCCTCCTGTACCGCCAGCGCGGTAGCGCTGTAACCCTGCGTATATTTTGGGTCGGTGCCCTGTAAAGCCCGCACGATTTTAACGCTCGGGTCGTAAGGCCACACTACCGGCGCGGTATCGCTTACCGTGCCAAAGCTAACGGCGTCCGTCGCGTACGTGCAGTCCGCAGACGGATCGTAGACGACGGATCCAAGTACCGAATACGGGGCGCCAATGTTGGTCAGCAGCTGTGCTGCCAGCTTCTTGACCAGCACCTTTTTCCCCAAGCTGACCACGCTCGCGTGCAGGGTGACATCGCAGGAAACGATAACTTCTCCACCAGCCGACGGCAGGGACCCGATCGCTTCCTGTATGCCTCCGGTAGCGGTGCCGATCGTCCAGGCGCCGCTGTGCGCGTTGACGCAGGTAACGATCACCGTACCCGAAGCTGCACCGCTTACCGCGGTTCCGCCCCCGATCGCTACCGATTCCGCCGCCCCGGTTCCACCCGAAATATAGAGGGGATGTCCGGCGTTGGTTCCGTTCACGCCTTGTGGTACCGGCGTTAAAGTAATTACGTTGAGGCCCACGACCAGATTGCCGCCTGGGGACTGCGACGCGAACATATAGGCGCAGTTGCTGATCGCCCCCAGGCCTGAACCCGAGCCGGACCCGGAACCAACGTTCGACAGGTTCGGACCGAGCGCCTGCTCGATCGCTGTGATCTCGGCGGCGAGCGTATTGTGATGCCACGCAGTAATGTTTGCAGACGCTGTCCGGCCCGAGGCGTGACTCGACGGCTGCGTGCCGTCGAACCCTCGAACAACCGTGATCACATTACCGTTGATAACTGTAATGCTGACGATCTCGCTATCGATCGAGAGCAGCATATCCGGCACCAGGCGCGAGGTATCGCCCATCGTCCAGAGCGTGTCGCCGGCACCGACAGCACCGACCAGGGTGGTCTGCACCCGGTTCGAGGCCACCTTCAGCGCACTGTCGGCAGCTACGCTCGCGGGATACCGTGCAATCGGGCGCACCAGCGTCCCGGACATCAGATCAACGCAGTTGTCGTTATTTGTAGCCATCAGTAGAATTCCTTTGCGCTAATGCGCTGAAGCGAAGAGCGAGCTAAGAAGCGGCGGGGACAGCAGAGGGCGGCGGACCTTGCGCGAGCGTTGCTGTGTTCATCGCAGCTACTGCCGCTGTAGCGTTGGCTGCGTTTTGCTGGTATTCAGCGGGTAATGCCGAGCCGTACTCCGGTGCCAGCACGCCGGCCAGCCCGAATCGCAATGCCTGCTCGTAACCCGGGGGCAGGTTGATGATTTCACCGAGCGAGGCGAACTGCGCGAGCGGTTTTAGCGAGAACAGCTCGAGCGACGATCCGAATGTGACGATCGGCCAGAGGTAGACATTTCCTGTTGGGAACGCCCCATCGTAATAGAGCTCTTTGGCAAACTTGCTCGTAGCCGTTCTATCTTTGGGGAGTATCCACTGCGCCGATGGCACGACAGCCACCGGAAACGATATGCCGCTGTACGATACCTGCGCCGCGGTGATTCGTACGGGACGAAACGCTAGCGGGTAGATGCTCGAGCCGTTCAACGTAATCGTATCCTTGCTCTCCTGATAGATCGGAACTCCCGCCGCGCTCCAGTTGCCGATCATCTGGTTCAGCGCGGTGAGGGCGTCGTTCGATTCGGTTGCCGTTGGGGACTCGCCCGAGTCGAGAACGCGGATCAGGCGCAAAGTGCTGTTGATAAATTCCTGAACTGATGTAGCCATAGAGGTTTACTTTGTGGAAATCTCGATCCAACCCATACGCTTCGCGTTAGCTCGGGCTTGCGGTGTGTCCAGCACCTTAATGCTGCGCCCACACCGCATCTTGTAGGTGATGAATCTAGGGCGCTCCCTGGCCTGGTTTGCGATAGGCGCGGGTGGAGTCGTCATTCGGGTCGCCTGTAGCGGACGGCATCTTGCGTCTCCAGTCGTCCGGTAGTTTCTCCTGCGCGTAGCTTTTGGCCCGGGTTGCTTCGTCCGTGCGCTTGTCTGCCTCAAGGGCAGCCTGGATCGCGGACATGATCTTGCGCCTTGCCGGGTCCTTGCGATCCAAGCGAATGATCAGACAATCTTCTTCATCGAGCTCATGGATAGCGAACGGGATGCTCGTGGATTTGTGCTCGCGATCGCCTGGCTTGCCGTGCCGCTTCTCCTGATCGGCAGGCAGTTGCGTTGGCCGCGGATGCTCCTCAGCATGTGTGGTCATTTGTCGTTCTTCTTTGCGGCCTTGTTGTGTTCCACATGGTCGCCTTGAGTTCTGACTTCGCCGCGGTTGTGCCGCTCTTCATTTTCTTTCTCCCGCCGCTGCTTGACCTGTTCTTCGGTCTCGGTCGGGTGGATTCGCGGCCGCGGGAGTTCCTTCTGATCAATCGCCCGCATCGGGGCGTTGTCGGCATAGCAGTCAAGCGCCTGATTGAGTTGCACGTAATCGAGTGACAATCTGCGGGAGTCGCGAATCGCTTCCGCCTTGTCCTGCAGCGTGAAGTTGGTGCTGCGTGAAATAGTTGATTGCGGATCGGTCGAACCATGCGGCGCTGTCGCCCACGGGCCGCCTTCCGCCGTCGTTTGCGCAGTCTCTTCCTCGGGGTTGTTGACTACTGCGGTGTCCCCGTTTGGCGCAAACATTATCTTCGGATAGTCTTTATGAATATATTGGAGACTCCACCCATCAGGTTGTATGGCCTCAAATTCCTCTTTG